AACTCAAGCAATTTTCTTTCTGACTCTGGTGAAAGTTTTGCTCCCTTTACTGTAATAATATATCTTGGGACCGCTTTATTTTCAAAGTAATCTAAGTTGTATTTACCAGCAAATTCATTTCCTGCCATTGCGTTCTGTGCAGCAATAATATCTGGAATTCCATAGTAGTTATTCTTTGGAGTATACTTCTTTAAATGAATTATTTCATTAGGTCTGTCTTCTTGTCCAGCAATTGGATTAATAGTTTTAGTATCTCCGAAGTTTCTAAAGAATACCGCCTTGCCATACAGAAGTTGTATAAAACCGTCTCTGAAGCGTCTTACACGCATTGTCTTTGAAGGTATATGCCCAATGTACCCTATCTTGCCAGCAGTCGTTCTACCGACCTCCAGATAGCCATTACCAGTAGCCTCATAATCAGTATAGAACTTAATAAGTGTTTCTTTAAAGGTTTCATCTTCATTGCAATCTTCAAGCCAAGCATGCAAGTCTTGTTTAATTCTATTTAACTTTTTGCGGGCACGATCTAATTGTTTCTCATCCTGGATCTCTTCCAGGGCACCAGTTGTCTTTTTTGATTCTATAAAATCAAATCCAAGACCAACTATATTTGCAACCTTTGCATTTATTGCTGCATAATTGTATGGGGAAATTTCATAAATTGTTGAAAGATAATCTAAATTATACTCTGGCTGAACTAAATCAAAGGTGGCGTAACCACTAACAGCTTGCTGAACTTGGAGCTGCTGGCTTTCTGAACCATCTTTACCAACAAATGCTTTTTGAATATCTCTAGAAACTTTTCTTCTAAATGATGCACCTAATCCAGCTAATTTAAGTATGTCTTCTGAATCTATGTCAAACAAGTCATCTGATTTTTGTGTAGTTGGATTATTAAATCTAACCCAATCTGCTGCATTTGAAATGTCAATATTTTCGCTAAACATTTCGTCTTTAGATTCAATCATTTTTGAGGACCCCTAAGTTTAGCCATCTCTTCCTTATGGACTCCTATGTCCAACGGATCTGGGGTAAGACCCCACCTTAATCTTTGTTTTTGATATTCAAATTCTTCGTCATCAATTTGTCGGCTTCCCTCAATAAACTTAGGCTGACCTTCTTCAATTCCATAGTGGGCAACTGCCTTTGCTAACAACTCTATTCTTTCTTTATTGCCAAACATTGATGCTATTGATAAGAAACTATTGTCTTCATCGCCGATCCATCTTCCGTCAGGCATCTCCCAGACATAGACTCCCAATCTGGTCTCGCCAGATTTCATTTGAGCATTAATTCTTTTTATGTCCATAGTTAATTATTTTACCATTCTTATATCCATAAGTCCAGCTTTTTGTCACTTAGCCTGACAAAATTATATAATCTGGAACACAATTTTGTCTCTAGAGTAGGTTGCTATGGGCTGTTCTGTCAGCACAATAGACGATCCTTGCCCAATAGATGAAGATTTACCAATATAAAGATTATAATGATCTGCTGGACTTATTGTGGCACTCGAATATGTAGCAATATTTTGATACAGGTTGTCATCTAGAACTCCAGACCTTACTCCCAGCAGCTGCTTGCCGTTAAGCCATAGCTCTCCAGAAATCAAAGAGGTTGCCGTTATAAATATATAGTTTGGCTCGTCAACATAAAGGTAAGAAGATATGTTTGTTGCCGAGGATGCGTCCTGGCCATTTATATATATACTGCTAATATTTGATTTAGAAATTACTCCGCCAGCTGACCAAGAAATTGATGTTTCTACAAGCCCAGTTTTATTAAAAATAAAATGTCCGCTGGACAATGACTTTGGAGTAAATATCATTTCTATACTTTTTGCTGGTTCTACTAAGCTGACAAGAAAGGCTGATGATTTTGGTCTTACCCCGTTATTATAATTTCTAGACCTTACGGGGTAGCTATTGCTTGATAGATCAATGTCCCAGGTTAATCCAGATGTTGGTTGTGGCACTGATATTGTATTTCCACTGTTGTAGGAAGATACCTTTTTCTCATTATAAAAAGAAATTTTTAAAGAATATAGTTCTGGGATATAAAGATTTAGATTTGAAGATGCAAATGATATTTTAAAATATAAAAATTTTCTTGAAGAAAAGCTAGAACCTTGTGTAAATCCTGGGATAGAAGATCCATTTGTACAGATAGTCCACGGGCCAGATTCAGACACATCTGAAACATAAACAGAAACTCCAGTTGATGCAACCCAATCAATTCTTGAAGATACATATGGCTTTATAATATTTAATCCTAAATCTTTTATTATTTCTCCATAAGTACCTGAACTTAAATACACGCTGTCATCATTTTCATTATAAGAAAGATTTATATTGTCATATATCAAAGATATCCATCTCTCTCGATCTGGATAGAAATATTGTGTTTCTGGGTTATAGTATTTTTCTGAAATTACAAATAATTGACCAAGGTCTGGGACAACAATTTGCTCTTCATTAGTTAAAAATAAATTTTTATAATGAGAGTATATTGCTTCATTAGATAAAGCATATCTGTACACCGCTGGACTATCGATTAAAAAATATTCTCCTGCTGCTGATGGACCAGCCAGGAGCGCAACGCTTGGGTTAGTAAACTTAATAGAAATATCTTTTGATGCTGCAAGAACTCCGTCTACATAAATACTCATTGATCTTACAGAGTATACTCCAACAATATGCATAACCTTATTTGGATTTGGTACAGAATAATCAATACGCTCTGATTCTAATTTAAATACAATGTTGCCATTGTCCCAATACAATCCAATTCCAGCAGAGTCTGCCAAAATTGGAGTTAGGGATGTTAATGTTTTTGGGTGAATCCATGCTTCGAGGGAGAAATCATTATCGGAAGTGTCTGATGTTGCAAAGCCTCCCGTGCCCGTTGTTCCAGAAAAATCTTTTGATATTGTAAATTGTATATAATTAGAACTATCAATTTTATTTGAGTGGGCGCCTCCTGATACAACTGGCATACCAAGCTTAACTATTTGTCCTACATAAGATGCGTGATTTCCACACCCAGAAATATCATACGCCACAGAACCAGATGACTCGTCTAGTTTCCAAAAGCCGATAGGAGCATCTTTTATTACATCAAGGTAGTAGGACATATTTTAATTATATCAGAGGGTGTTGATTAAACCCAATGGCCTATTGCAATATATCTTGAATTTCCATTAGCTGGCTCTGCGGTTATCTGCATATCCGATGGGGCTATAATTATACTGCCTGCCTCTGGCTTAAAGCTAGATCTTCCAGGTATTGAAATTTCTCCACCAGAAAAAGAATCATTAATGTATAGTCTAGCGGTATACTTACCATTTGCCCCACAATTGTTCTTTACTTGTCCGTCATTATGCTTTCTTACAAAGTAGTCCGTGCTTAGGTTGACCTGTTCTTCTATATTGTTAAATAGCTTGTATTGAGTAAAGCAATAATGAAATGTAGCCTTAAGATTATTGATTATAAAAAGACTACGAGTGTCTACCGTTTCTGTCTCATTTGATAAATCAGATGATATTCTTTTTTCATAACCATATTCTGTATCGTGCCACTTACTAATTAAGCTGGTTGGATTTTCTTCACTTCCCTCAAGGAAGCCTATGTAGTTACCGATTTCTTGAAGACAATAAGTAAAATAAAATGTCTTTGGTGCAATTTCTTGAAAAACGTACATTGCCATAATTAACTCTTTCTAGTTTGGAATAAAAACGCCATCTACGAATTTACCAGTATTAAGCCAAAACGATGGAACCATGTATTTAGATCCACCTTTTATTAGGTGTGCAGTATGACTGTATGGATCAGTTGAAGGGAAAATGATTACGCTCCCAGCCTTTGGCTTAACGTGAAACATAATTCTATCGTGATTAAGCGGGCTATCAAAGTCTTCTGAAGCAGCATCATCTGTGGAAGTTAGTACTCCATCTTTTACGTTAAAAGATATTTCTCCACCTTCATAGTCATCATTCAGATACATTACCATAGAATACCTAAGTCTTCTGTCTCCCTCTTGCTGATCAAAATGTGACCCCATAAAAGTTCCAGGCATGTATTTTTTAATTGCTGTATCTGTCATTAAAACTATTTCAGACTCATCACCAATATTTGAAGCATAATCTTCACAGACATTTTTCATGCCATCAAATATCTCATTAAAAATATAATTGCAGTCATCTATAACATCTTCAGATATATTTTTCTCTATTTCTTCAGAAGATAAACATTTAATTCTTTTGTGTGATCCATAAATGTACATTTGTCCACTACATGCACCCCACTCTTCCCAAGGGGTAATAAAGCTTGAGTATTTATCAGACTCTGTTGATTCAATTAGATCAACAAGCTTTTTAGGGTCTTTTATAACATCAGTGTAGTAATACACCTTATCAAATAATTCTTCGCTTTTCATACTTCCTCCTATTTATAACTTTTGTAATAATTGTACCAGATATTGTTACTTAAATAAATCTTCTTTATCTGGGTAAACAAACTCTGGCTCCCAATTGGGATCTTGCTTAAACAAAACATCTTCTCCAGTTGGATCTATCCAAAACATCGGAAGCATGTATTTCCATCCTGATTTTACTTCATGCGCTGTATGACTAAATGGTGAGGGTGATGGGAATATAACTATGCTACCAGCTTCTGGTTTAATATAGAAGTCGTACAATCCCTCATTAGCAGGATGCATAAGGTCACCCTGCAAAGAAAGTTCTGTGGCAGTCAAAACTCCTTCTTTTATAGAAAAAGAAAGCTCCCCGCCTTCATAGTCATCATTTGGCCAAACGACTAAAGAATAAAGAAGCCTTGTGTCACCTTCTTGAGAGTCGTGATGAACTCCCATATAGTTGCCAGCCCTATATCTATGAACACCAAACTGTTCTAATAGGGTAAGGTCTTTATCTATGCCTTGTTCTTTTTTATAATCTTCACATACATATCTTATGGCATTAAACAATGGGTCTCTTATTTTAATAAACATTTCTTTTGTTTCTTCAGAAACGTCTTTATCTATGTTATATACATTATTTAATAAACATAATTTTTTATATCCATAAACATATGGGTGCCCCATAGATCTGTTTTCGTCTACATCCCACTGATTCCACGGTGTTAATACAGGGTATATATCAGGATTATTTTCAGAATCATTTACAAGATCTAGCCATTCTTTTACATTAGGTATAGCATTTCTATAATAATAAACTTGTGGGTGAAGCTCTTCTCTAATCATTCCGTTTTCTAGTACAGTAGTTTTTGTCATTTTATCTCCAGAGCTACATCTTTTTTAGCAGTTTGATCTGGACCAGGCTTTAATCTTTCGCCTCTTGATTTAAGATCTGCCCAAACTTCAGCATCCTCTGCTTGTCTTTTTCTTTGTTCTGCTATATCGGTTTCCCACATAGCCTGTTTTTCTTCACTATATACTGCCTCTTCATTGTCCCAAAAAGATCCTATTGTAAATCTTGTTCCTTTTGTAATCATTTGAACTTCGTGGATATTGTGATGGCCACCGTTAAAAGCTGCAAGCATCCCAGTTTTTGGTTGAAGTGAAACATCTTGGTCTCTAAAGTTTAAAACACCACCTTCAAAATCATCATTTAAATAAAGGAATGCTGCCCACTTACTTCTTTCAAAAGAATTGTACTCTGGTGAGTCTATGGGTGTATTGTCTGAGTGATAACCAGCGTATGCGCCTTCTACCCATTTCTGTGCATGATAGCTAACTAATCTAACCTTGTCACCCCTACATATCTCTGTAGCTTCTTGTATTTTATCTTGAAGCGTAGTGAAAAAATCAGATGGTAGTCCAAATTTTTCTTTATCCTCATCGTCTGGCAAGTTAGATGCAAATGAGTCGTAGAATGATATAGGCGCCCAAGGTAGGGTTCCTTTTTCTACGGAATGCTCCCAGTATTTTATAACGGCTTCACAGTCTTCTGGGCTAAGAAAATTTTCAAAAAAAACAATATCTTCTTTTATCCTATTTTGATTTTCTAAATTAAATGTCATTTAAATCAATCCTTTCTAACTTTTTCATTTCATCATAGTCTATAGTTTGATAAACTCCAGATTTTCTTTCCTCTTTGGTTCTGGCAATTTCCATCTCTTTCCATATTTCTTTACCATAAAGCTTTTCGTTTTCCAGCCATTCTTTTGATCCAGGATAAAACCTAACCCAATGGTTTCTTACAAAATACTTAGGGGTGCCCTTAACTTTTTCAACTCCATGCATATAAAATTGTCCAGCATCGGAAAGAAAATCTGGGTCTCCTGCTGGGAATAACAAAATGTCGCCTTTTTCTGGTTTGTAATAAACAGTTTTATTGTCTACCAAAAAAGTAAGTCCTCCGCCTTCATAGTCTCCATTTAAATACATGGTGCAGGTAAACGTAAACTTATATCCTCTAAAATCATGATAGTCTCTTTGGTAGTCTGTATGTACGTGCATTGCAAGGTCGGAATCTTCAATTCCTCCATCGACTTCATACTTACATATTGAAGGTCCCATTCTTTTCCACATAGGATCATCCGATCCAGTTTCTTCGTTAAAAACTATTGCGTCTCTATCAAGTGGTACGCCAAACGTATCCGCATACTGACTTGTTGTTTTATTAAAAACCTCAATTATTTCATCCCAGAAACGTTTTTCCAATTCAGTTCTTTCAGATGATTCAATTGAATGGTTAAACTGATCAGCTTCTTTTCCAAAGGTGTACCAGCCATGCCAATTTAAAGCAGAGCCTTCTGGGTTTTGTTCCGAATCAATTATTGTTTTTGTTAATAGGTCGATGTCTTTCCATGGATTTTTAAAAACCCATATCTTTGGATATATCTCTTTGTAAATAAAACTCATGGCTGTCTTTCTCCAGTATGCTCTAGTATTTGCCAGAAGAATGGTGACGTATATCTTCCTCCAGAAATAATTGGTCTAACTCCGTGAATATAACCTTTATCACCTGGAAAAAAATATGCTGATCCTCCAACTGGCTTAAACTCTATTCCTTGAATTGGAAAAAATAGTTCTCCGCCCTCATAGTCATCGTTAAAATAAAATAATGAAGCTATATCATAATGAGGAAAATCATTAGGTGTTCCAGCATCTGGGCCTTCATGCAGCTCTTTATCTGCATGAGGATCTTGTCTTGAACCAACTGGCCATCTTACAATAGCTGGTCCTGTTGCTTGAACTTTGACATTAAAAAATTTTTCTACCTCTAACTGCAATCTTGATATAAGGTTATCTACTACACGAACTATGGTTGGATCTGCAGAAATTTCCATAGACCTGCGTGTGCAAACTCTGTCGTGCCAGGCATTTGCATCATATATAACTGTACCATTTTCATTTACATGAGAATCAGTAATATCCCATGTTGTATTGTTTCTAGCAAAGTCTGTAAGCCTTATTCTTTCTTCGTCGGTTAAAAAGTTCTTTAGCTCTACAATATTTTCTGGGCCTGTGCCAAAAAAACCAGAAGGAGTTATAGATCCCAATGATCTGTAGTCATGAGTGTTATTAGTATTTAATCTGTTTTCCATTTTATTTATATCTCCTTCTAGTCCAAAATTTCTTCTTGTAGACTCCACCTTCTGGTGTTCTAAAAGTTTCTGATGTTTCTCCTGCTTTTCTCATAATGGCCACTGGTTTATGAAAAATGAAATCTGATTCCCAGTCTTCCCTTTTGAATGGGATTATCTGTAAATAAGGAGTTCCAGCAGGTACAACTCCAGTAAATCCATTTTGTATAAAAAATGGTATCAGGCCCGATGTTGTAACCTTGTCACTGTCTATTATACCACCAACGGTAAGCCATGGTAAATCAAAATGATTTATTGGTTGTATGTAAATGGAACTATATCCTTCTGGAAGCTCTGGGGCCCAATTAGCATACCAATGAAAATGGTTTTTATCATAACCAGCAGGAACTTGAAATCCAACAGATTCTGGTCTTTCTCCTACAAAATCATCAAATTTTAATGGAACTCTTGCCTTTATCCTATTATTTTTTTCATAAAATTCTATATCGCATGGGGTAACTAAAGTATATCCTGTTGTAAATGTATCTAGCATGGCGGGACAAGCTTTAAAGTTTAGCATTTTGCCACCGTCTTTAGAAGCATTAGAAACTGGATTTCCATAAAAATCTTTTACATATATGTCAGCATCATGCCACCATTTGGGAATTACTTTTGCAGTTGGGCATGGCGCTGTCTCAACATCATTATAATGTTTATTTGAGTGAAATGTAATTTTGTTCATTCTGGTATACCGCAGCCTTCTGGACCATCTATAGAAGTTTCATCATTTTTTAATCTTAAAGATTTTACTTCATGCGATCCAATTTTATTATTTTTATGATCTACAGCATTTCTATAAAAGTCAGTCCATTTTCCAGACTTATTAATATCACTGACAATTTTGCCATAATCTTCTTTTGGAAAAAAATCTATTGGCAAATCTTTGTAGCCCTTTACTGTTGCTACTGAATTATTTAAACTAGATAATGATATAGGAATAATTGATGCAACTGGTGTATTTGCTGGAATAGTAATAACCTCGTTGGCTTTTGTTATTCTCCACGCAACTGGGAAAGTTCCTTTAAAAAATGAAGTGCTTATTAGCGTTGTAAACGGCCAAACTCCATTTATTGGCCAGTTTGGGGTTGGCATCGCTAGCATGCTTATATCTTCTTTACTTCTTATAACCAAATTTGTATTAAAGCTAATTGTTGCATTAGCTCTTGAGGTTGAAACATATTCATGTCCTTTTAAAACTTTAACATGAGTATCTGTTGAATCCGATATCCCATCCCAAATAAATTCAATATCTACGGGGAAAGAAATTCCCCATCCTAGAGTATTTGAAAGACTTACTGGAAAGCAATGGTAGGCATGCTTATCAGATGTCTCGTCCATCCAGTCTCTTTTTACACCAAGCGGCTGAATGTTTGCTGATTGATTTGGATAAACTTTGTATACATCAAAGTTCATCAATACCCATCTTTCATGGACTTGTCAGACATAAATTGTCTATAAAAAGACTCTGTATGTGTTGCGTCGTTATAGTCTGTCATGGTTACTATTGAATATTTTAATCCAGACTTTACTGGAAGAGCAGCATGTGAAAATAAATATGTTGATGGGAATATATATAAATCTCCAGCCTTTGGTTTAATAGTTAAATTAAATTTATCAAACCTTAATCCACCTTCTTCATAATCATCATTTATGTATGCAACCATTGAAACTGTTGATATATAAGACCATCCATGGTCTGAGTGATAAGAGAAATGTTGACCCTCTCCATATTTAATAAAATTCATTGCTTCCCAATATTTTAATTCAATATTATAAAAAGCAGAGTAATCATTTAATGCAATAGCTTGTGCATCGTGTACATCTTGCCAAATTGCATCTACATCTTTATTATATTTATCTAAAGGGTTACTATCTTCAAACTTTTTCCATTTAAAATCTACACAGTCTCTATAGTCTGGCATCTTTTCTCTATAACCTACTGTTGCTTCTTTCCAGGTGTGCATTCCTTTAGAGTTAGATATTGCACTCTCAAGCCTATTAATTATATCCATCTCTGGGGTAATTACATTTCGATACACCCATATTCCTGGAGATAGCTCTTCTTTTTCATACATTATTTTTACTCACCATTTCCCTATTGGACATTCAGCATCTTTTAGTTTAGTTTTTAATGCCATAAAACAACCGCATTTTTTGCACTGTTTTGTTGATTTAATAAATTCTGGGCATGAGGAACATATACTATATCTTTCTTTAGATACAGATTCTTCTGCATATTCTGTTTTTGGGTCTATAAAATCCCAGGGCCTTGTTGTACCTAGATTTTCTTTATATTTTTGCCAGGCGGACTTGTTATTTTCTTCTAATCCCATTAAACATTATCTGGGTTAGTAAAATTAACTCCATCATAGAGCCAACCTTTTTCAACAACAAACTGCGATTCTAAATCTAACTCTATCACATTTGAGTTTTCTATCGCAGTAACAAATTCATCAATTTCTTCTTGGCTTGCAAAATTTTCCTTGCCTGTGCCCCATTGGCCTACAATTTCTCCATCCATAATTCCTGCAAATCTTACTGCTTTTGGATGAGTCCAAGCTCCATCTTCTAATAAAGTAGTTTCGCCAGTTTCTATATCCTTTTTGTAAAATTTTCCATCTACATAGACATCTCCTGGCATTACGTCATAATCACTTGAATACTTTAATGTAACTCCTGATCTAAGCAGCGCCACCCATTTTTCTCCAACTGGCGTAGCGGTACTAACAAATTGAACATGTTCAACTTTTGTGTTTTTTACATATGCGAAATATGACATTTTTTCTCCTTTATAGAATTATACATTAACTTTTTAATTTTATCAATACCTGGGGGCGATATTTCTATCGCCCCACTGATATTAATTAACAGAACCAGTTGTTGCCTGAACAGCAACAGCAAGGGCAGTAATAGTTTCCGCCGCCAACGAAGTGTGGTGGGAAGAATGGTGGGAAGAACGGTGGGAAGTGTGGTGGGAAGAACGGTGGGAAGTAAGGTGGGAAGAACGGTGGGAAGAATGGTGGGAAGAACGGTGGGAAGAACGGTGGGAAGTGTGGTGGGAAGAACGGTGGGAAGTGTGGTGGGAAG